ACCATTAGAATACTAGAAATATAGCAAGCTATAACAGCATACCAGATCCCTCTTGGAATATGGACAGACTCAGTCACGCTACTACCCCATTAGTTTTATGAAGAGCTGTCCGATTCCAACGCAGAAGGCGGTAATGCTGGCGGCGGTGATGGTAATTTTATAACTGACCCACGCATAAGTGATATCAAATTCGTTAAGCCAGGGACTCCCGTCATAGCGGTAAATATCATCAGCAGCACGAAATTTACGTTTCCTGATAGCTGCTGATATCCTATCCCAGCTAAACCACCGAAGAATAGGAACAGGTCTTTCCCTATAGTTATCGTTCTTTCCAGTCTTGTACCCACGCACGAGTTATCCCGTCTACTAGTACCAGTTATGACTTATATGGAAAGCTAAAGCCTTAGATGGTGAGCCATAGCGAGCCTTGATATATCTGGCCATAGCTTCTACCTGTTGAGCTGGATCACTAGTTTTAGCAATTCCATATCCTCTCCAGGTACTATCTAAGAATTGCCCTATACCGTAAGCCGTGGAAGTAGGATTCTGAGCTGTGTTTCTCCAACCAGATTCCTTCATTCCTAACTGGTACCAAGCATTCAATTCAGCCGGGCTACTCCAGCCAAAATTGCCTGCTATGTTTTGAGCAAATTTGAAGTTAGCTTGAGGGTTAGAAGGTAGTCCGGTATTTAAACCACTTCCTGCTCTGCCAAATCCATCTCCTCCTGAACCTGTATTTTTATAGCCTACAGGAAGTCCTCCACTTGTTCCTGGGACTGCAAACGACTGTTGCATTGATTGCATTCTTTGATATGCAGATCTAGCTTGAGCCGCTGCTAACTGTTGCTGTCCCATATCTGTAATAGAGGACAATCTTGAATAGTAGGTTTGAAAATTAGTAGGTTGTACTAACTCTGCATTAGGAGACTGAACTCTAGTCCCAGGCTCCAGCATAGGAGGTGCTGCTCTTTGTGAGTACTTCTGTAACTGATTCTGAATAAACTCTTGACTACTAGGTCCCTGAGGCTGTTGTTGCTGTCCAGAAGGCTGATAGGGCTGAACAGAAGGTTGAGCTGCCGGCTGTTCTCCCAAAAAGGAAGTTGGTTGCTGATAGAACTGAGGATTATTCATTTTAACTTTAGCAGCTCTGCCAGAAGGCAAGACAACAGGTTGTGGTAACCCAACAGTAGGATCAAAGGGAGTTCTAATAATTCCCATCTAACCTACTCCTTAGATCTGCTAGGAACTTCTCCCTATTTATCTTCTTAGCCATTCGTCCAGGTGCTATAGCTTCGTAGCGACCCTGTGAACGATAAGGACCTGTTCCTCTAATACCTAATCCAGTAAGCCAGTTAGTAAGGGCTTCAACTCTAGATTCTCCTCCTGACTTAGACACGGCTTTAGTGTCACTACCAAAAGGAGTTATTCCTAATATATTTTGTAGAGAACCTAATACGGGAAGCTGTTCACCTACGTACTGCTTAAACGAGCCAGGTCTAGATTCGGGACCAAAGATAGGCTCTCCGGTGAATAACTTCTTTCCTGTAGCTAATTCTAACGGAACCTGAATAGCAGGAGTTAAACTCGTAGTGATAGTTCGTCCAGGATCAGTGAATTGAGCTATCATCTGAGTTAAGGGGTTTAATCCCATTCCTGCCATTGTGTAGCCTTCAGGCTGCTGATTACTAAATTTAGCTAGCAGTCCTTCTCCTGGTAAGCCTATAGGGCCTACGCCTTCCTGTCTTAACCAACTAGGAAACATTTGATCTACAGGGAAGGGGTCTTGTCTTCCGGGAGTGTCTATACCCTGCGCCGCTTGAATTGCACCATAAACCTTAGAAGGGATGACAGTCTTACCAGGATTCATTACAAGTCCCTCTAATAGTAGAGGGGTGCTCTTACGAATCCAGGAATAGAATGGCATGATTTGACGCATTACTTTCTTCTCGAAAGGCGTCATATCTAGCCCTGTAGGATGCCATTTTCTAGCTCTACGAGATGCATCTTCAAAAATAGCTTCTAGGTCTGATCCTCTTGATTTAGAGACTTTGTCAATAAAGTGTGCGAGTCTCGCATTGTGCGATTGTAACTCACTGGCTCCACGAGCGACTTTCTGAACCCGCCCACCAAAAGGCTTAACATCTAGGGCTGAACTTCCGCCTCCAAGGTCGATAATATCTTCAATTGTTCTGGCATGTTCAAGTAAACCCTTCTGATGAGCAACAGCACCTATCTGCTCAGCAGTGAATTCAACTCCGCTCTTATTAGTAAAGAGCACTCTTCCAGGCATAGGAGTTCTCATATCTTTACCAAGAACACCTAATTCTACAAGCTTATCAACATTCATTAGGTCCTTATATAGACCTCCCATTGAACGCTGAACCTGAGCCGCTAACTTATAAGGCCGTACAGAATTAACACCATCCATCCAACCCAGATAAACGTCTCCAACCATGTTCCGTACATGATGGCCGGGCCTATAAATTGTAACTCCGGCTTTCCACATAGATAGCACACGGCCATATAACCCTAATGCTCCTGACAGTGCTTGGAATCCTGGAGTAGTCCAATCTCGCACAACTCTAGGAATCTGCTTTGCTATAGCTTCAGTGAAATAATAGCCATCCAGATAAGGATGACCTTCTATCTTAGTTTTAAATCCCTTACCAGGAACTATACTACCAAAGCGCTCTCCTATTTCATCAAACAGAGCTTTCTCTCTAGTAGCTTGCTCCATAGCCTGCTGTAATTTGAACACGCACGATTTACAGTCACCAGGAAGCTCAACATGCTTCCAAGTGTTTAACCAGTTAGTGCCTTTAGTGAGATCGTGGACTTCACCAGTCACATAATTCTTAATCTTAGCTTTCTCAAACTGGAAGCCTACTTTATACTGTTTCATCCACTTATTAAGCATTTGCATATCTACACCAGAACGAGTTATTACACTAGTTCCAGCAACTCTACCTACTAAGTTCTCCATCATTCGAGCTACTTGCTGTCCCAGCACATGAATCTCCGGACTCGAAGGAACTCCTGGAATCCCCTGAGCAAGCCTGAACGCTTCCGCTCTCTGTGCTTGGTTGTATCCTGTAAACATGTGGTCTAGAGCCTGTCCGCGAGCCGCAGCAGTATTGATACTGGAAGCTATTTGATTCAGGCTCAAAGGTCGTAAATCCTTCTGTCCCCATGATGTAGCTACCCTTCCCATGAGGAATTCCATGGCTTTATTATTGTTAACAGCCCAAGAAGGAAGATTGCCCATATCCTTCTCTAATCCTAAAGTCAGCGCTTTATTAGCCTTAGGATTAGCTTTGCCTGTAGCTACTATATCATTAAGGATATGCCGAGATTGCTCTACAGCTAATTGTGCAGGAGTCATCCCGCCCTGTAGGGCCATTTTAACTAACTTAGTAGATGCCTCTTCAGCCATAGGAGTTACTCCACCGGCTTTAACAGTTTCCTTAGCTATGCTCTTAAGCATTCCTTGGACACGTCTAAGTTGAACATCAGATAGCTGATTTCCAGCTTCTAATGCTTGTTTGGTTTGTCCAGTCTTCTCTGCTACAGTTTGAACAACTCCAGCATCTTGTATTGCTGTAGATGCTTTTAGATCTTGTACTGCTTGCCAAACAGGCGAACCCTCTTTAAGAAGCCCCGAGAACTGAGAAACCGCTTCGGGACCTGTCTTAGCGATAACATCAGACAGCCTGACCCCATCATGGGTTTTGAATCCTTGTCGTTCTAGTAGTTGTTCAGCAGCTAAGTAAACTCTGAAACTTTGATCCTGTAGTCTAGCTTTACCTGGCTTCTTGAAAGCCTTCTTTACCTGTAGGACAGCTTTGTTATATAGATTAACCTGCTGCCCTTTAGATAATACCGTACCTTTAGGTCTAAAACTACTGATCATATCTTGAGCTAATGAAATATGCTTAGCAGAAGGAGTAGGCTTAGGCACAGGCATAACACTAGCTACATCTGTAGGCAAATCTTCAATAGTCTGTGCAGCAGACTTTCTAATATCAGTGACTTTAAACTTAGGAAAATTGAGAGCTAATTGACCTACAGGAGATTTTACTGCATCCTCTACAGGAGGGATGTACTTATAAGGCGCTCTAGTAGGAGCACCAGGAATATCTAACTGTAACTGTCCTTCAGGCATATTTTCTAATAATGCTTTAGAGGTGCTAACCTTAGCTGCCGTATCTACAGGAAGGGCCGATGGTAATTCTGGCCTAAAGGCTTGTGGCGCTTCTCCTGTAGGAATTTCCACATCTTGCCTAGGCTTAAGCGATAACATATCTTTAGCAGCAGCTTCAGCTTTACCAGCTTTAGTAGCTCCCTTAACCTTAGAGATGCCTCTAGCAATAGCAGCTCCAGGGATATAGGTAGTAGGATCTAATCCTATATCAAGGACTAACCCTAAAGCAGCTCTACTAGTAGGAGTTCCAATATTAGCTTCCTCGAAGACATCCTTAAAAGTGGTCTTCTGAGTGCCAGCTAGTCCTGAGACAAAGTCATCCAGGAAATTAGCATCACCTTCGCCAAGAGCTTTAATACTATTAGCCACAGCGTAATTTGGTCTGGACAGAACATCAAAGATTCTGGACATCAAAGAAGGACCTCCAGTACTCTTTTGAGGAACTGAAGATCTCTTTGTATCAGCATTAAGCACGATGAATTTAGCTATATCTTTAGCATTAGGTCCCAATGAAGGAACTCCAGTGCTGTTGAAATAATTAGCTAATTCTTCATAAGCCATTATCGCCGCCCGAAGTACTCCAGAGCAGCAATCTGTAGAGCATTGAGCTGCTGCTCACTTAATCCTTGTTGTCTTCCAGCTTCCACTACTCTAGCAGCTAATGCCTCCTTGGGTAATGCTTGTCCGAAGTTCTGATCTATTCCAGCTTGAATCATAGGGTCAGAGCTTATAGCAGACATAAACACACTCTGAATATCCTGTGCTCCATGAGGATCTATACCTAATCCAAGAGCGCGCTGAGCGACATCCGCAGGACTCTGTACATTCATAACTGTATTGCCGGCCTTCTGTAGACTTTGACCAACATTAAGAACCTTAATATAGTTCTCAAAGTCTCTCTGAGCCTGCTGTGCTGCTCTATCTTGTGAAGAAGTCTGTAATCCTAAAAGATTAGACTGATAGGTAGCATTCTTACCAATCTCAGCCTCACCAATTTGACCCTCATACTGAGCTAATAGATCCTGTAATTGGAACATCAGATCAGCTTGGCGGTTAGTTCCTTCAACCTGAGCCATCTGAGATCCACGGCGCGTGTAATCTACAGCCCCGCGTTGTTCCTGACCTAATGCATTCTGCTGAACTTGAGCATCCTGTGAGCTTTGATTAACAAAGAAGTCTCTATCAACCTGTTGCTGGTGTAAAGCATCAGGAGCAGCAGCTTCAATATTAAGCCGCTTCATCATAGCTTCTTGTTCAGCCTGACTTTTTGCGTACTGCCCTTCAATTCCCTGCTTTAATCCAGTGTATTGATCAGCAGTGTGCTGCTCAGCTTGTTGGAATCTTTGATCAATTCCAGGAATCTCTCCAGCTAAATTACCAGAGAGCTGGTTGAACATAGTTCCAAGAGCATCTTTATTACGATTAGCCCTACCTTCAGCAGCACCCATTTGATTACGAATTCTGGCAATAACAGGATCATACTGTGCAGAAGCATTAGCTCTAGCTTGTTGCTCCAATAAATCCATAGGAGGAGTGTATCTGCCAGGATTCTGAAGCTCTTCTAATCTATCCAAGATATCTTGTATAGAGTTACTCTTTGGCATATTTAACCCAGTCCCAGGAGGACCCATATTACCTGGAACTCGTTGCTGCCAAGGAGTAGCTGGAGTTAAAGAAGTTCTAAGCGGCGGGCTATCTCCACCACCCATATTTCCAGTTAATGCACCTTCAAGAGCTGGAACTCCTGCATACTTTATATAATCCCAGAAGGACAGCCCAGCGCCACCTTGTCCCTGTCCACCAGGAGGCTGCTGATTAGGCGTCTGGCCATAGAATACAGGCATTACTTCTCCTAGATACCATACTGCTCTGCGCGACGTCTAATCGCTGCTTCTCTAGCTGCTTGACTTTGCAGATTCTCTTGAGATCCATACTGATTAAGCTGCTGATCTAAAGCAGACAGAGCTTCATTCTGCTGTCTCTGAAGATCAGAGGATCGAGTGTTGTACTCAGTCTCATAATCTCCTTGAGCTTTACCATAAAGTCCAGATCTAAGCAGACCTCTAGCACCGTAGTCAGCTTCTATATTAGAAAGATCCTTAGTTCGCTGATCTGCTAATGCTTTAGATGAAGTAGCGTAATTAGACTGTAATCCGCCCTTACGTCTAGTTACATCAGCACTCATATCAGCTAGAGCCTGTTGGAACTGGCGTAGCTGATTCTGATAGCTAACATCAGATCCTAAGAAGCCTTCAATATCAGGAATAGCTCCCGCAGTAGCAGCAGGAACATTCATAGGCTTAGTGTATTGACCTGTAGAAGTAGTAGTAACTCTAGGCTTAGGAGGTGCTGGAGTTCTAGTTTTACCTAAACCTGCTCCAGAACCAACAGCTCCAGTAGGGGTGCTTAAACCTAAACCAGATCCAATAGCACCGCCCGCACCGCCACCTTGGGCTCTACGAGCTGCTGCACCAGATCTTTCATCGCCCTGTAGATACGCCATATCTAAACCGTCCTTAAAGCATCAGCAGAAGCATATTTACCTGATTGCTTAGCTTGTAATCTTCTTAAAACTGCATCACGTCTAGCAGATGCCTTAGCATCTCGTTCTCTATAGCCCATCTTATCTACAGGGCCGGAGGTAGGAAAGGATCTTCCTCCACCGTATATCTTATTTCCTACGGCGTAAGGAGCTATTCCTGATGTTCTATCACTAAAATCTGCCATCAGTTAACACCTCCCGGAACCACCTGCTTAGATTCTGTAATTATTGTCATTGTAAACAGTCTAGCAGGTCCATCGACTGTTGACCCTTCAGTTATCATACGAACTTTAAAATTAATTTGTCTATATCTCAATGCTTTTAAGAACTTAACAAATCGTCTATCAGTACCCGTTCCTGTAGATAATACAGTCTCTACAAAACTAGGTGATATTAGAGGTTGTTTCCAAGTGTTAAGCTGATTCCATTTATAGGCAGACAGTTGCCCCCACGTTACTTTAAACGTGAATACTATAGGAGTAGCCTGCCCTCTAATCTCTCTATCTGTAGAAACATCTGCTCCCCACCAGAACAATCTCTTGAACTGATGAGAGATTGCCATATCAAAGTTTTTAGTCTTGATAGTACAGTTTATAGTAGGGACAGCTTTGATCTTATCTGTACTAATAGGGACTACAGCAGCATTAGGCATAAAGTAGATCTGCGTGTTACCACCAGAGGATACTTTATTAATTACTCTAAACTTTGTAGTTTCTTTAAGAACATCACCTGTGGTAGTTAATTGTACTATATCATCTACACGGATATCAGTTGCATCAGCATCTGTAGTCTGTAGATAGTCAGAAGTCGCTGAGGTAGCGTTAGCAATAGCTAATCTAATAGAAACGACCGTTTCCACGTTGGTTGAGGTAATTGTATCAAATAGTTGTATGAGTGTAGTGGGTGCCAACAAGCTCGATCCAGAATAGTACTCGGGACCTGTATTGGCTTTAACGCTGACTATTGGTCCGAAATATTGTAATGGATCTTCAGTAGAGCCCCACTCTGACCAGGTACGAGTACGTAACCCGAATACATACACCTTCTTTAATATCCTACAAACTAGCCTGTCTCCTAGTAATCCTAGGAATATACTCTCAGCAGCAAAAGCAGTAGGAGCTGTAGAATCTCTTACAAAGGGAACCTTCGTGTTAAGTCTATTAAAGTCATAGTTTATGATCTCGTAGATCCAGCCAGCGTGAAATACATAGATCTGATTCTCGTAATTAGCTACGCAGTACTGTCCTGGCACGCCAATAGTAGATGAGATTTTTCGTAGAACAGCATCTGTAGGACGTATATCGTATGCAAGCACATAAGATGAATGGTTCTTAAACAGAAGTAAATTATCCTGATACACAGTTAAATCTAAGAGATTAGATCCATCACCTTGTGACACATCTAAGAAGTCCGTTCCTGTCCACACATCAAAGTTTCCAGGATTAGAGAAAGTTAAACGAGATGCATTAACAGTAGCAGTTATACCTGGAACTATAAATAAACGCTCCTTATGAATAACACATGCTGTTCCTTTAGGAATAGCAGCTACAGCAGTAAATCCGCCACTGGGGTCCCATTTACCTCCTGGATTAGCACTTCCAGGTCTAGCGGGTAAATAGACTTTATCAGCATACTGCACAGCGCAGTAACACTGAATAGTAGTAGTTATAGTTCCCCAAGATCCACCTGAGAAATAGTACACTCCATTTGAATTAGATACTATTAAGTAGTGAACTCCTGAGAACACAGCATCACATAATGTAACTATGCGTTCTGTAATTCCTCCTGGACCTGCTATTTCCTTGAATGGAGGTCTAGAGATAAGGGAGCCATCTATATCTAACTCCATATTAAAGCTTTCAGACAGCTCAGCATCAGCTATAGCAGTAGGGTCGCTAGCTGTATTCAATCCGCCTAAGAACGGACCTAGTCTAAGAGGCTGTCCTTTTGAGGCCACTTTAATCCATATCTTCTATTTGTACAGATATGACAGGATAGGTCTCCTGTACTTTCCAATCTTCTCGTCCTCTAAGAAGATCTATATCTTCTGCTACTTTAGTGCTTTCTCCACTAGCAGACTCTAGATCTTCATCAAGTTCATATGCTTGCTGCATACAGTAGTTAACTAGAGTATCATGGTACAGATTAGGAAGATCTGGAGTATCTGAAGTAAGTGCAACATCTACAGGAGCGCGATTATAATAGATCTTAAATCCTGCTGTAACTGAATTAGTTGGAGTAGGATAGGCTATAATCTTACCAGAGAATATGGTATAGACCTGAGGTACGCCTTTAACACTACCTCCATCACTCCAACCATCTATGTACTCGTTAAATTCTACAGTAGTAAGTCCTCGTAGTTTAAGGTACGAGGTAGATCCTGAATCTTTATACTGTATGAATTTAAGAATTAATAGATCTGTAGGAAGATCATATTCCTGTTGTCCTGCAACTGAGTTAGTGGTAGCAGTCTTCTCTAAGAGAACATCGTTCTTAAGAACTATACGTCTCTGACCATCATTAATCCAACGAATAATATCAGCATTAGTAACCTGTACTGCTGACTCATCACCGAATTTACGTTGTATTCTCGTGATAATGTCGGAAACTATCACATACGTCTCCTTTCATTATCGAACTTAACTCCACCTATCTTTATAGTATGCAGTGGAGTGTTAAGCATAAAGTTAGCCATATCTTTGGCTTGCTCTAATTCATCAAGCCATTTCTTATGCTGCTGAAGCTTACTAGCTACCTCATAAGCTTCCATGCGATCTATGACATTTCCTACAGAATTGTCAGAACTAACCAAACGTACAAGGATATCAGTAGGAGTGTCAAGCTCATTAGCGTACAGCACAGGAGTACCTGTACTAGTATCGACGACCACGTAAGGCTTTCTATCTTCTCTTGTTCTGTTCGCTGGAGGAATCCATCGCAACTCAAGGTTACTATCGTACTCTTGGATAATCCTGGCAAGTCTTTCATAATCCTCATTTACCCACTCTCCAGTATCCGTAGGAATGAAGACCATTTAATCCTCCGTAGCCACAAATAACACAGTAGTGTTAGTTCCACCAGTGAACGTAGTACAGTTAGCTCTAATCCATAAACAGGGTTTATCTATAGCGAAGGTAGGAGCAGCAGTTACAGCACTATCTGTAGCTAAATTAAACCAGTTAAGGCCATCAATTGAACCTTCATAGGCAATAACTAAGGCAGAAAATACTCCAGCAATTCTCTTCTCGAAAGTGAAGGATTTACATACCTTATCTAAAGACGTTCCTGCACCTGCTCCTGTACCTGTTACAGCATTAAGAAGCGTACCCTTTTGTATCGTTATTGCCATTATAACCTCTCTACAGAAGAGAAGGAGCCTGTAGCAGCCCAGACTCCTTTTCTCCCCTATTAGCCGTAGCTTTAGGCTTCTTTATCGTCTTCTTCAAGACGAGCAACAAGCGTGTCCTTAGAACCGGAAGTAGAGAGTTCTCTATTCTTAAGCTCCTGCTTTAACTCATCCACAGTAAGAGTGTTGTAGCTAGCAAGATACTCATCTAACTCAGGAGTTCCGTCTACAGAAGCATCCTCATTAGCTGCGACAGCAGGATTAGTCTCGTGCACAGTCTCACTTTCATCTACAGAACCAGCCATAACTGGAGCTTCTTCTCCTTCTTCACGCTCAGGATCAGGGAAACCTTCAGGAGAGAAAGGAGCAGCAGGATAAACGTCTAACTGAGCTAAGGCCGCTAAACCTTGGGAATGCCGTTCCTCTAACGTGGCAACCTCAGATTCGTCTCTATTCTCTAACTTTAACAGTCTACGCTCAAAGTCATCCAGACCGAGCGCACCTCTCAGATAGGCAATTTCACCTTGTTGTCTAACACTAAGAGACATATTCAGCTCGCTTCGATGATGTCGTCGAGTAAACCATGAGAATTACGACGGTGAGTGCCAAGCTGACAATACTGATACATCATTGTCTGGTAGGCGTCGAATGCACCAGCAGAGGTAATAATTCTCTGCCAAGGAGATCCATCACGGTCCATGAAGCTCCATTCGCCCTCGCGATAGAACTTCAATTCCTTCTCATTGATGAAGTACATTCTCTTAGGCTGACAGTCAACATCTGCCACTAAAGGAATGTCGCCTTCATCAGTCGTGAAAGCAAGACCCTTGAAACCACCAGTGAACTCAGTAGTGTTAGTGTAGCGTCTTTGCTGAGTTAACAGGTTAGCATACGAACGTCTAACACCAAGAGTAGTAAAGATAACAGTAGTAGAACCACCATTAGTTCTAATATCGTCAACCATCTTGGTCATAAGACCCTCGGACAGAGCACGAGGAGTACCCGCGTTATTAGCTACAACAGCTTTCCAGACAGGCTCAACAGCCGGGTCAACATTGTAGAGAACACCAGTGTTAGTAACTATCTGCTTAAAGCCAATAGTTTCTCTCTGCTGAGAACCGGTACGAGTTAGAACGTCAGTAGCCACAACAGCAGCAGAAGCATCCGCACCGTCGTAGGTAACAACGTTAGTAGTCGTATTGATTGCGGTAATGGTACGAGTAAGAGCGTGCGAAGAACCAAATCCAGCGGCCCAAATGTCGATAACCATACCTAATTCAAGATACTGAAGACTGTCAACGGTAACAGTGTTAGCAGCGTCGGCAGTAACAGTAGCTAACACACCATCAGAAGTTCCATAAACCTGTCGGTTCTGGTCTTTACGAAGAATCTCTTTAAGTCCAGAGAGTTCCTGATCTAAGGCGCTAGCAAAAGCTTGGAAGTTAGACTGAGCTAATTCCATAGTCTGACCAGTTAAGCTGGCAGCACCGTAAAGGTAAGCCAGAGAAACTCTCGCACTGGCGTATGCCTGAGAGCGCGGGTCAGGAAGGACTTCATTCTCTTGTCTAGCACCAATACCATGATTGCTACGAGTTCTAATTGGGAAGACTACGTACTTACCTCCCACCTGAGAGGTAATTCCTTCTGAGGTACTTTCAACTCTCTTAAGAGTTTTAACCTCGCGCTGAAGCTGGTCTCGAATTCGGTCTTCGTAGACCTCCTTCAGAATATTAGTTACCACCGTCATGGTGGTAGATGCACCGGCCATTTAACGAACCTCTCTTAGTTACTGCTTGTTTTGCTGAGCAGCGGCCATCAACATTTGTTGGACTACGTCCTTAACTTCTTTGTCGCTGGCACTCTTAAGATTGACATTATTACCAGGAATATTGCTACCTCCACCTAAGAACATAGGCTTGGGTCCAGCAAATCCCATCTTTTCAGCATACTGCTGTACAGACTGTCTCCAGGACTGTACTGCTTGATCTACAGAAAGATTAGAGTTAGCATTGATAAGCCCGAGAACATATCTTTCATCATATTCTCCGTGCTTCTTCTTTGCTTCACTAAGTTCGTGATCAAGCGCTGCATCCGCCCTTGCGCTGTTTTGGGCTTGTTGCTGCGTAGTTAGCACTCTAGTGAGCATCTCATTCTGATGCTTAATTTCAGCTAGATCTGCTAACCAAGGCTTTTCTTCCTGGTCTTTAGATTCGTTTTGGCCCTGTCCGGGTTTTGAACTCTCGCCTATTTGATCCTTATAGAACTCACCTAAAGCTCTATACACTGACACTGGGTCTTGTTCAATTGCTCCTAAGAGCTGAACAGCAAATCTAGTAGTGTCTGGATCAGAATTCTTGATTATAGGCTTCCAGGGTTCATACTCCTGATGTACCTTATTAATCTTCTCACTAACGCCCTTATCCCAGCTTTCGAAATAAGGCTTAACTTCACTGTGGAACTCCTGAGGGATTTTACCAAGCACATCGTTCCATGCTGGATGTCCATCGCCTTGTTGTTCCTGGCCCGAGCCTACGTCATCGAGCCCGAAGTCTCCATCCATGTTAGAATCCCATATTCTTTCTATTATTGGTTACATCATCTTGAGGCTGCTGACTATTAGATTTATCTACAGGAGGCTGCTTATTAAGCCTTCTTTTAATTGCATCAACTCTATCTGGCGCAATCTTATCAGCTTGAGCAGCTAAAACCTTAGCATTCATACCTAACTCCTAGTACCAGTTAATAACTATAACTATGCCTGCCGCTCCTGCCAATGAGGCTAAAGCTCCACCACCAGCACCATAATTAGTTGCTCCGGAAGAAGCTCCACCATAAAGCTTTCCTGCTGTTCCTGTTCCTGTAGCTCCAGGAGCTTTAGCTAAACCGCCTAATTTAGATGATCCACCATAATTAGTTGGCGCACATAAAGCAGCAGCTCCTAAAGTACAGGCAACTCCTCCATCATCTCCAGTAGCATTAACATTGCCTCCGCTTGATCCTCCTCCAACTCCTCCAGCAATTAAAGAGTGACCAGCATTAGCAACTCCTGCACCTCCTGCACCTCCACCTACACCTGTTACAACATAGGCTTTACCAGTTGCAAAAGTAGTATCTCCACCAGCATTA